CGGCTCCTTCGCCAACCAACCAATCGGGCCGATCTTTTCGGTGATTTTAAATACCGTGGGTCCGCTCATGATTTGCGTTTCCCATCAGCGAAATAAGGATAGCTCCAACGACCGGGGCCGTTAGTATATTGTTTCTGTGCTATCGCTCTGGCTTTTTGACAACCAACCCTAAACTGTCTGGCATGCACAGTTGCCAGTTGCGGGCTGGAATAAGGCTTTGCCGGCTGCATGTATAATCTATACAACGCACCGTCTGTTATCGTATCAAACCAATTCATAAACAAATCAGGCGGAAAATCTATATCCAAGCTAACCGGTTTTAACGCAACTAACGCCGCACCTTGGCGCGTCGAGTTGTGCACCGGCAATTGTTGCACATCGTATATCTGAGCCAGCGGTTTAACCATATAGTTACCAAGCCCGTAAACATCCAATACCCAGCATACCAGCCAATCGCCGTCGAACGGGTTAAAGTCCACACAGATTACGTTGGGCGGCATGCACCAGTTTAGTAATTCCCTTCTCCAAGTCGAACGCTGATAAAAATCCTCGATGGCGTTCCAGGTCGCCATCTTCACTACAGGCAACATAACGCCGGGAACTATAGCCTGGACGTTATCAAATACCCTACGCAACCCAGGACTATCACCCAGATACTCAGCTTCGTCGTAGTCTAATGGTAAATCAGACATCAGCTTGCTACCTGCATAAGGCCAGTAACAAACTTATTCATCATCACCACGGCACGTCCCTCTTGAGTCATCTCATCTTCGCGCAACTCCGACTTGCCTGCTATGTAATACACACACAACGGGTAAAAATACTGATCAAGCGGGAATGGCAAATCTTTATCGTCCGGTAAAACAAACTGAGGTAAAACCTCACGCAGGCCCATACCCAGAAACGCATCGGGGCGTTTGGACCTAATCTCGATAAAGGCACTATTAAACGCCTGTATCAAATCCTCGTCGGTATACCGTACCGACCCGGAGATCGGTACGGTATCGTTGAGGATTGCACGAGCGTCCTGCACCATCCTACCAAGGGTAGGCCGGGTCGTTAACATTAACGGACCTCGCAGTTGATCTAGCTCAACCTTTGACCGCGTAAAGTTCCGTCAATGCGATGCCGTCCAGCACCTTCGCGCCGTAAACTTGAAGCCCGCGCAGCAGGGTACCGAACGTGCTCTCAGACCGCATGGTTTCTACCTTGCTGATCTGCGAAGCGAACGTAAGACCGTGTGGGTGACCGGCCAGGACATGCACCGCTGTCGCTGCGCCTTCGACCGCTGTCGGAAGGAGGTTCGAGCAATACATGGTAAACCGGTCGATCATACCCAGACGACCATTACGCAAGAGGCTCACGCCGTCGCCCGAAATACTCGCGTTTCTTAGATCAGACTTTTTGATCATGCCAGCAACCCATGGCGGCACGACCAACCAGCGACCGGTTTCAGGAATGTTCTGCTCGTCCAACACCGTGCCCATGTCCACGATGTAGTCCAGGATATTAAGCGGTGTCACCGTAGCGGGAGCCGCCGCCTGACCAAGATTAATATCGTTAGACTTGATCCCGGATGTAGCACCCTTGTTGTCGGCGCTTATTCCTGCGGGAATAAGTGCCAAGATACCCGTATCGATAACGATCTTAAACTGTTCCGAGGCATCATCGGCCCACATGGACAACAAGTTCATGTCAGACTGACGTTCCATCACGTCGTCGAGCACTTCGTTAAAATACTTAGCAAAGTCGATGGTAAGCTCGACGGTGCTGGCAGACGGACGCTCTACCAACAAGCTTTGGTCTAGGGTATAATCCCTGATCGTAATGGTAGGTTTTGTACGGATTTTAACTTTATCGCCAACGTTCTGGATCTCGCCCTCGTAGTCGGTATTGGCGATAGCAGCCAACACGGTCGCGGCATAGAACTTCTCGATGAGTTTGCCTGACCAGATTTCCGGGACAAACACACCGCCGGCTGCCGCGCCCGAATACGCAGGCGACGCAGCCGATCCTAGATAAGGCGTACCTTGTGCAATAGCCATAACATAGCTCCCTCAGAGCGCGTTAATTCATCACGCGTCCTTCGGCAGCAGCGTTTACGATATCCTGCTCGATGCGGTCCTTGTCCGCATCCCGCCCTCGAAATACACCACGCTGCACATCCCGATAGAACGCACCGATTTCGCGGTTGGTCCACATGCGTCGGTCCTGGGAAGCGCCGCTTGATGCACCGGGAGACGCCGATCTGCCCGGAGCAACCAGCTGATCCAGCCGCATCTGGCCCGCCGAGGACGGAGCGTGTCCGTTCTGGGTATGGGCAGGTGCAGCCAGCCTAGCTGGCGGAGCGGTATGCTCTGATAGGTACGCCTTAAAAAATCGCCCGGTGCGAACCGCATCGCCACGAGCGAAAGCATCGCGAAGCAACCATAACCGCTGTTGCCCCGAATAGGGATCGAAATCTGACAGCCAGTCATTAAAACCAGCGTCGTCATTGATCGTTCGCCACCGGCCTGCTAGCTCCGGGTCCATGTCCAACTGCGACATGACCCCTTGCTGGACCATGTGTTGAGATGTCTGACCCTGACCCTCTTTGACTTGCGACAATTCCTGACGCAGCTGTTGGTTCTGCGCCTCAAGCTGGGCAAACCTATGCTGTGTCGCCAGATTAGCCCAGCCGCCGACCTTGGATATCAACTCTTCGCCATACAATTCCCGGTCTTCGGGAGTTACCTCGATATGAGGTTGAGGCGGGATGATCTGCGGCGCAGCCGCCGCTTCCTGCATCGACGTAATGATATTCTGTAAGTTACGGATCTGTTGGTGCAGCCCCGGCACCTCGCCGTCGTATTTCCCTTGAACGGTTCTAAACCGCTGCTCCCAGTTGACGGAGTCAGTCTGCGGTTGAGGCGGGGGTGGTTCGGGCTGTTGTTGACGTTCGGACAGATAAGGAGACGACGGCGGCTCGCGACTGTCGGATGGTGGCGACTCGCGTGACTCCTGTGGGGCAGGAGAACCCCCGCCGCCGTCGCCGTTGGTCCCAGCAGATGACGACACGGCTGCAACGACATCCTCGGGACCGGGGGGCACGTTAACAGCGCCCTGTTCGCGCAGCAGCGCCTCGGCGCGCTGCGCCGCGCGCTGCACAGCGCGCGGAACGGGGGGCTGATATTCGGCAAAATTGTCAGACATAAACCTACTCCTTCAAAACCTACCGGCTAGCCGGTAGGTTTGGTGCGACCCCTGCCGCCAAACTAGGTTTCTTCGTCTGTCTATAAGGAATGCCGGAACGCGCCGATTGCAGCGCGATCCAGATATCCCGCAGAGCTTTCGCGTAGCCGATGGCGTCGTCGCGCTTCGACCCGCCCTCCATGTCGAGCGCAACATGTATGGCGGCATCAGCCCGCTCCATAATGGCGTCCAACAAGACGACAAAATCGCCCGAATTGGCGAGGTTTCTCGCCGCGTTGACGCCCTCGGTGCCCAAATTCAGGCTCATCTGCGCGGTACCGAACTAGTTCGAGACATTACCGGCGGGTCTTTCTTGCCGTACCAGTTGAAAGCCTTGAGCATGGGATCGCCGCCGCCCACGGTGGTCAAACCGTTGGTTCGACGACCGGTGATGTTACCGAGGTTTTCGATCTCGGTGGATTTGGGTGTAACAGCGGGGACGGTGGACGGGGGACTTACCGCCATTTTTAAAACCTCCTTAACCGCAACACGGTACCCTTTCGCGCTGCGTATGGTGTGAAGCGCCTCAAGCGCCCGCCTGCTGCTCTGTATCGGAGCACGGTCGGGTCGGCTCATACACCCCCCACCCCATAATCCGTCGCCGGGACTTTCATCGGGTTGTAATCCGGCGACAGGCTGAGGCTGGAGCCTTTGGCGTAGCGCCTGGAGCTACCGGTAGGGCCGGTATTGCCGACCGGCGGTCCGGCCTGGATCATCTCCAGAGACCCCGTCGAGATCTGCTTGTCGGCCCCGTCCGAACCTGTGGGTTTTCCGTATTCGCGGCGCATGTAAGCGTTTGCCATTTGTCATACTCCTTGGTATAGTGGTAATGAAACGCTCTGATGTTTATCGTCGGGGCGTTTCACCTTCTACTCATAAACATCGGGGCGTTTCACCTACCAACTCTCTAAAAAGTTTGTTGGTATGGCTTGAAACTTAGTACGTGCGCGTTCGATATCCTCCTGTGTAACAGGTATAACTTTATCGCCAGTACCCCTGAAATAATTTAATGAAGACATATCCGGCGCATTCATCGGAACCTGTCGGTTCGGCGGCGCTGCCGGGTAAAACGGCCCTTCCCGCCATGCTGTACCACGAGGGGGGCCAGACCCCATTCTGTAAGTGCCAGTTTCGGGATCAGTAAGATACGCCGTAGGATTTGTATACGGCGAACGGGGAATATATTCCAACGCCGGGGTTTGCCCGCCTTTGTAAGTTAAATCCTGTACTTGGTTAATCCTATCAGGTAAGTACATATCTCGTTGACTTATATCTACCGAACCAAACGGATCGTTACTATACTCAGCCATATTAAACGGATCATACTCGACCGGCTCCCACGAAACCGCATCGTCGGCCCACTTAGGCTCAATATCGGTTTCGATGTAATAAATATCTTCAGCCACGCTGGCCTACCACTTTTTTAAGATACTTACCTGGGCGTCGGGGATCTGGCATGTAGTAATTACCGTCGCTGGCCAAACGTTCTGCGGTTTGCGGGCCTTGCTGGTTGGAGTTCATCGGCTGCGACACGTCCGAATGGGACGTGGGCTTAGCAGACGGCGACTGGTTGCCTTGGGCTTGGGCTGCCTCTTGAGGTCCAGACGGGCCGGCTTCCTCACCCTCCTCGTTGAGGCCACCCGGCGGCAGGCCCGCCGCCGTGCGCAGCTTCATCGCAGTCTCCTGCATGCGCTGCTGGGCCTTCATCTTGTCGGTGATCTGCTGGTCGGTGGGGATCACATCGTCGGGCATGCCCAGGTTTCGGGACACCGCGCGCAAAACACGGGCGCGCCCCGGCTCGCCCATGATCGACGCGTCGATCGGATTGCCTGTTATCTGGAGGAACTGGATTTGTTTCTGGCGTTCGGTTTCTTTCTGAAGTGCTACCTTCACACCGTTGACGACGATTTGTTCCTCGCCCGACAACATACCTGAATTGTCGGTAAGCATAATAAGGTCATAAGTACTAGTTAGTACCGGCTTCATAACATCGATGTCGATGTTACTGGCAACCGTTTGTAGGATCTTAGACGCGTTGTTCATTAGCATAGCCAGACCTGAAGAGGTCCGACCGGCACCGCCCGACAGGCTTTCGCCCGTCGAATATTTGGGTATAGCACTAATATCGTCGGCCATAGTGTTGAAGGAGTTATAAACTAGTAAAAGTTCTTGCGCGTTGCTGGCCGGCTGGAAGAAAGTAACCGGTTCGCGGGTATTATTAAGAGGATCGTTGACCACATGCCAGCGTTTCCACGGGTATAGGCTGTCGCCGTTCTCAGTAGGGGCCAAAACCTCGTCGTTTATGACTACTTGCGGACCAGATGCCATGCCCATGTTATTAACCAGCGATCTCAGGGTCGCGTTAGCGGCCTCTTGCAGGTCTTCCAGGATATCAGGCAGCCCATGACCAGCCACCGTACCCGGAACTTTCTCAAATGACGTGAGATAGTAAGGATGACGCTGACGTGGAGACGGATTTAGCTGGGTTTTAAGGACGTGCCGGCCTACGACCCATGTCTGAACAGCATAATCGCGATCCAAGTCGGGTATTAAGCTCGGATCGACGCCCTGATCGAGCAAAATCTGCCCCTGGACGTTGCCGTGGTACTCGATGGCGTCGATTAGTTGCGATTGGTTGAAATTCGGGTCTTCGCGGCCCGATGCCAGCGCCGCTTCGGTGTCGCTGGCGTCCATCCAGTCGCGCAAACCGCGTCCGTGGTCCTGCAACGCGCCCCTGACGGCCTCTTGGTCGTACCCCGGAAGCCCTAGTAAGTCATTCAGGTCGGTGCGCGTGAACTTTTTACGCTCGACCACCTCGGCATCGCTGAACCTTACAACGCCGGGGGTCCAGTATATGTTGAATGGATCGACCCGATCCCAGAACATCTGCGGAACCGTGGTCATTTGCGCCTGACCATCGACCCACGACAGCCTGGGCACCATCCTGACCACCGGGCCTTTGAGCACCGCAAACGGAAACAACGGCAAATCAGTCAGAAACTCAGCCAACGCGTCGT